TACACAAGATATCTCTTTCTTAGATACTCTATGGGATGAGGCGCAAACTGAATGGTCTGAGGAAACACTGACTGCTCTTGGCAATATGGATGCTGCAGATGTTGCTCAAATGTATCTTCAGTATCGCAATGAAAATGATACAACTCCTGAACTATCACAGGATAACATTCGTGCTATTTATGATGTAGTAGGTGGTCAATCTGAGTATGACAGTATGGTTGAATGGGCAAGCTCTAATCTACAGGCCTCTGAATCTGAGTTGTATGACAGTGTCATGAATTCAGGTGATCCTGCTGCATGTTTCTTTGCAGTCCAGGCCCTTGCTTATAGGTGGAGTGAATCCCAAGGTTGGCAGGGTTCTGAATTTCTCTCAGGTAACGCTGCTCCTACTCGACAAGATGTTTTCCGTAGTCAAGCTGAAGTTGTGCAAGCAATGTCAGACTCTCGCTATGATAATGATCCGGCATATCGTCAAGATGTAATGGATAGACTTGAACGTTCCAATGATCTTATGTATTAATCATGACTATTTCTACTAAGCAACGTGGTGGGTGTAAGGGAGGAAAAGGTGGTGGCAAAAAAAAGTAAAGCTAAAGCTACTAACTCTCGCCTAGATCCTTCCTGTTGGAAAGGTTACAAAAAATCTGGTACCAAAGTTAAAGGTGGTACTCGTGTAAACAACTGCGTAAAAATTAAAAAATGAAATACGGCAAACCTCCTAAGAAGCCTACTGCCCAAGCTAAGAAAAAGATGAATGACAAGATGGGATCTATTGCTTCACAACTTGGTGGCATACCTGGTCGTAATGGTCTTAATTCAAACTACCCAAAAAAAGGAAAGGCTTAATGTTTTATAAAAAAGATAAAGACGGCAAGAAAACACTTGACAAGAAACAGGTTGCTAAAGCAGCTTTGAATATTGGCAAGCTTGTAGCCGATTCACAACGTACTGCACCTGCAGCTCCAGGAACTGATCCTGGTTTTGTTTCAATGAAGCGAGATAAAAAGCCTCAGGCTGAGAGCCAGAAAGAACTTGTAAAGCAAAGTGGTGAAGCGGTAACACCTATAGATAATAGTGGGACTCAAGAGTATGACTCTGCAACCGGAACTGTTGGTAAGAAAAAGCCTAGGACTAACAACGGGTCTACTTTTACAAGAGATGATTACAAGGGATATCGTAGCTAAATGATACCGCTCCTATCCACTATCGTATTAACAGCTTCATGGTATGGCGATTATTTCCATGGTCGCACCGCTGCTAATGGCTCCGTGTACAACATGTATGCCAGTACTGCAGCTCACAAGTCCCTCCCCTTTGGCACCCGGCTACGGGTTTGTTATAAGACTTGCGAGGTGGTGATGATCACAGACAGAGGACCGTACATTCCTGGACGGCACCTTGACCTATCTAAAGGAACAGCTACACGCATTGGCATGAAAGATGTTGGTGTAGCACCTGTTGAAGTTTATCGAATGAACTAGCTGAATAGAATAAGGAGGGTGCAATTCCCTCCGCAGCTATTGGACAGCCAAGTCCTAAAAATGGTCTTACCTAATTGCTACAAAACAAATGCACTATTACTTTAATGACCGCTATTCTTTCAGGACTACAAAAACAAAATAACTGGGAAGCCTTTTGTAAATGGGTTACCTCAACAGACAACAGGCTTTATGTTGGTTGGTTCGGTGTCTTAATGATACCTACTTTACTAGCAGCAACTATATGCTTCATCGTTGCATTCGTTGCAGCACCACCCGTTGATATCGACGGTATCCGTGAACCAGTCGCAGGCTCTTTACTCTATGGCAACAACATCATTTCAGGCGCAGTCGTCCCAAGTTCCAACGCAATCGGTCTACATTTCTACCCTATCTGGGAGGCAGCAAGTCTCGATGAATGGCTGTACAACGGAGGACCATTCCAACTTGTCGTCTTTCACTTCCTTGTCGGTATCTACGCTTACATGGGACGCGAATGGGAACTTAGTTATCGACTTGGAATGAGGCCCTGGATCTTTGTCGCATACTCAGCACCCGTTGCCGCAGCGTCTGCAGTCTTTCTTGTCTATCCATTTGGACAAGGTTCTTTCTCAGATGCAATGCCTCTCGGGATATCCGGGACCTTTAATTACATGCTCGTCTTCCAAGCGGAGCATAATATTCTTATGCATCCTTTTCATATGCTTGGTGTTGCCGGCGTATTTGGTGGGGCTTTGTTCTCTGCTATGCACGGAAGCCTTGTCACGTCTTCTCTCATTCGTGAGACGACTGAACAGGTAAGTCAAAACTACGGTTATAAGTTCGGTCAAGAGGAAGAGACCTATAACATCGTGGCAGCTCATGGATACTTTGGTCGTCTTATTTTTCAGTACGCTTCTTTTAACAACAGCCGTAGTCTCCACTTCTTTTTGGCAGCTTGGCCTGTTGTTGGTATCTGGTTTACTGCTCTTGGTGTATCTACCATGGCTTTCAACCTAAACGGATTTAACTTTAATCAATCGATTGTCCATGGAGGACATGTCGTAAATACTTGGGCTGACATTCTGAACCGTGCTGGTTTAGGTATGGAAGTCATGCATGAGCGTAATGCTCATAACTTCCCACTTGATCTTGCAGCAACTTCTACTACTGAAGTAGCACTGACTGCGCCTACTATTGGATAAAAGTAAACTTATCAATCTTGTAATTAATCATGGCATACAATCCTAGCAACAGAGCTTTAAGTAAAGTTCAATATATGGTTAGCACCACTGGTGATCAGTGGTTTATTCCTACGACTGGTTATGGTGACAACCCTGACTCCGGTACAACAGCACAGCGTCTCGATGCATGTGAAATGTTGACTGGTAAGAAGTCAGACGGCACTACTGATATCGGAGAAGAGGTGGTCGCCTAATGACTGAGATTGGTGTAACAGTTGCTCTTGCATTGTTCACTGCTCTTGGAGCTGCCACCCGACAGCTACACAGTAAAATTGATAGTCTAGATCGTCGTGTTGATCATCATGAACTAAGGGTAGCTGAATCATATTTATCTAAAGCTGATTTTACTTCTGCTCTGGATCGTATGGAGAATCATATGGTCCGCATTGAAAATAAACTCGACAAATTATCATCATGATTATTACTGTACTTCGCCCTATTCTGTTTAGCTTCCTGACTAGCAAACAAGTCAAGCAACTTATTGTTGACGTGCTTGAAGCACTAGCTAAAAAAACTGAAAATACTCTCGATGATCAAGCAGTCTCTGCTGTTCGTCGTGCAATTCTACCTGAATAAATATGACTAAAAAAATTCTGGATGTACCATATCAATCTCAATTAGATAATGTAAGTGGCACCGGATACAGAGAATGTTTCTCATCCTCTTGTGCAATGATTGCTATGTATCATGGCTACATTGAGGGGGATGATGCATATAATGCAGTTAGACAGAAGTATGGAGACAGCACTGATGCTATGGCACAGGAGTCTGCATTACGTAGTCTTGGACTTGATCCAAGGTTTCGTACTAACTGTGAAAAGACACCCCTGATTGGTGAGATTGATCAGGGGAGACCAGTTGCTGTTGGTTGGCTACATTATGGCCCTCCTTCTGCACCAACTGGTGGTGGTCATTGGTCCGTTGTTGTAGGTTATGATGACACTGGTTTTTACATGCATGACCCTAATGGTGATGCTAACCTTGGCTCAGGTGGTTATCTCCCATCATTAGATGGTGAATGTCTCCACTACTCATTTAAGAATTGGCTTCCAAGATGGGCAATCCCTAATCCATATAATGGATGGGCAATGATTGTCACTAAATAAATTACCTTACGTTCAACCTTTAGGTCGCATGATACATAGCTATGGAACGGGAGCTATGCATAAGGTACTACTAATGTCCAACATCGTTACCCGCTACATCGCTAATCTAAAAAAGAAATCAGCAAACTATAAGGCTGATGCTCTTCGTTATCGCGGTGTAGTTTACAAACAGATTGGCTGATGGTGTAGGGGAGGTTCGATTCCTTCCCCAGT